TAACTTCTGGCGTATCTTTTAATGCCCTACTTAAAAAAGTACCTTCTGGATCATAATTGCTATCTAATAAACTACGACCTAAATCATACATACTGCCTTGTTCTGGCTCTACACCAAATACTGCATCTAATGCTTGGTCTTTGTACGGATTTAACAACTGTTTAAGCATTGTTTCATCTTCATAATTTCTATACTGGTCTAAATATAATCTATTTCTAGCCATTATTTTTTACCTTTCCCATAACCACTAGCGTATATTGCTCGTCCTTGTTTTGTAGCTTTAGATTTGGTTTTATACGTTTTACCTTTATTACCAAATTTATATCCACCTTTTGTTTTTTTAACTGGCATTATAATGTAAAGTTCCCTTCTGGTTCATTAACTGGTAAAAATATTCTTGTATTACCAGACATTCTTAATATCGGTTTAGCACCATCTTTAGCTTGTTTTTCAAATACTTTTAATTGATATTCTTGTAATTGATTATCGTATGGCAAACCTTTTTGTTTTAAAAATCTCCATATAACACCTAATGTCATTATATCTTCATCTAATACTGTAGTATTACTATCGGCTGCAAATTTTTCTGCATCTGCTACTCCATTACCTGTAGTATCTACCCACCATTTAGAAATATATTCAAAATAAATAGAATCATTTACTGTAGGTACTGGATTCATTAATAAATACCCACCTCTTATTCTAAAATAGTTAGTTACGCCACTTTGTACTGATGATTTTAATCTTTGCCATTCTGTATTGTTTAATGGTCCATAAAACTTTCTATCTGTAGTTCTATTCCACATAGTATTATTGCTAAATCTTTCAAAATCACTAGCAATAGAAGCCATAGTTCCTTGACTTTCATTAGCTATTGCAGAATGTGCTTCTTCTTTAATTAATACTTCCCAATCATATCCAGAAACTAAATTTCTTCCTTCTCGATTGGCTGCTGCCAATAACTGTATAACTGTTGTATCTGTTGAACCAACAACAGCATTTGGAGATGGAACTCCAATTTCATTTGCTGCATCTTGGCATATTGTTAATAATGTCATGAGCCAACTACCTGTAATGGTTTAATATCATGTTTATCCATAAGGAATTCTTTAGCTTCTTTTCTATAATCTATAGTGCCTTTGCCTAAACCATGACAAGCACCATCAGATAATTCTGCTAATTGTTCTACTGATGTAATTCCTTCTAATTTTAAAACGTCTATTTTCTTTTTATTCATACATTCTAAAACATCTAAATTTGTTTCTTTTTTAACTTTTATTTTTTTATCTTTATAAAATTCTGCCCATTCTCTTGGAAAATCTTTTTCAAATTCTTTTGCTCTTGATTCTACTTTGTGTATTACAGAATTAGGATCACCTATAATTGATAATTCAACCATATCTATACCATCTTCTGATTTAAAAAAATTAGCTCTTAAATTAGACATTTTATTCTCCTAGTTTATAGAGGGCAGTCTAAACCACCCTCTATATTGATAGTATTATCCAGCAAATTGACAAGCAATTATTTTAGCTGAAGCATCTATAGCAAATGCACATACTGGTTCAGTATTTGATGTACCTACAACATCTAATGTACCATCAGTAGCACCTGTTGGTGTTAATGGGTCTCCATCAGCACCTGCTGTTAAAGCAATAGATAGGGTTGTTGTTCCACCTATCTGTACCCAACAATATTGTCCGTCTGTTGGAGCAGATTGTAAAACACCAGCACCTAATTCTGCTGAATCAGATAAATCACTTGTTACTACATTTACAGCACCTGCTGAAGCAGCAGATGGTGCGTAGTAATAAGCAACTTGTCCACTTACTGCTGCAACACTTCCTGCACCAGTATCATATTGAACATATTTGTAAGTATTACCATCATCATTCATACCTTTTTGACCAAGATTGAATGTTGGAGTATCACTTACTTCGCTTACGTCCATTCCTATAATATAAGACATAATAGTATTCCCTTCTAATTAGTTTTTAAGAACACATTGTCTTGCACGATTTGAAACAGTCATGTTACCTGCCCAAACTACTGGCAATACCATTGCGTCTTGGTTTACAGAAGCCTTCTCACCTAAAGGAGTAAATTCTCTGCCTTTAGCTGGACGAAGGAATAAATAGTCCGTATTCAGCATATACATATGTGCGGAAGGACATTGATCGTCATAATAAACAGGTGCGTTCATAAACATTAAGTTCATAAAACCAGCACTTGCACTATCATCACTTGTAAACCTTTGATTAGTTTGTAGTGATGCCCAATAGAATTGGAAATAAGTGCTATCTGCAACTATGCAGTCAGGTTTGTCTGCTCCTCTGATTGTTGATAACCATGCAGTATTCATACCTGATTGTATATTAGTTGCTGATGCGTTTCCACCTGCTGAAGTTGAAAAATCATACACTTGATTTTGCCAGAAAGAATATGTACTAGCATTAATACCACCAACAGTATTAGTAGGAGTATCTGCAACTGTAAGTTGTAGACCACCTAAGTCTTTACCATTAGTTCCTGTTCCATCTGCATACAATGAAGTTGCCATTGTATTTTTAAGTGTTTTTTCAAGATTTTTCACTCTTGATTTAAGTAGGTTAAATACTTGTTCTTTACCAGAGTTTTCTACTTGCTCTAGTCCAGAAATTACAACATTACCAGCTAATTGTTTATAATTAAACTCGGCTGCTGTAAAAACACTACTTGTTGAAGTATCTAATACTTCATAGCCACTATACCATTTCGCAGTACCATTTGTTGCATATTCTAGTTCTTGCACAATAGTTCTACCACCTGATACAATTTTGTTGCCTTTTTCACTTATTGATTTAAGCAACGCATTATTGTTTGTGATATTGTCTGCCATTGTCCTGCTGTAATTAGCAAGAGTAGTGGTAACAATATCTGTAAATGTACTATTTGGAGATGCCATTATCTGCTCCCTATATAAAAGTTAAAACCCTACAACTAAGCACCAAATCCAGCTCCTTCAATATTTGTCATAAGCAAACTATCCAAATCAGATGCTTTAACAGAACCTTTTGGCGGATTAGCAGAAGCAGAAGGTTTTACTTTTCTAGCTTTTTCAACTGCTTTTTTTCTTTTAGAATCCTCTTGTTTTTTTACTGATAGTTGAGATGCTTTAAGTGCTTCCGCATATAAATCATCATCAAGTCTAACAGCTTTAGCATAAGCATCATCTAATCCTTTTGCTTCTCCAGCATCTATTAAATTACCCATTTTAACTCTTACTTTGTCAAAATGTGGGTGTAATAAATTACCATCAGCATCAGTTTTAGTTGAAAATTGCTCTACTGTTTGTTCTGTTTGTGCAACTGTTGATTGCATATTTTGTTGTTTAAATTGATTGAGTTCTGCCATAATTTGTTGATTTTGTTGCATTAATTGGGCAATTTGTGGGTCTGGCTCATTCCAAGACTCACTCTCATCTTCTAAGGACGACAGATTTATTCCGTAACCTTGTGCAAGTTGTCGAAGTGCCATTTTTGGATTTGTTCTCAGGGCTTGGTCTGCATTAAGTAACCGAGATATATATTCTGCTTCACCTATCCCAGTTGCTTGAATATTTTGTCTAGCTGGCTGTAAAACTTTATCTAATGCTTCAATGTTTTTGCGTTGTTCCGCTAAATCTTGTGTCTTTTTGGTGTAATCAGATGTCATTTCTTTATCACGTTTTATCATAAATTCTTGTGATTCTACTGGTAAAGTGTCAAACACCTTTTTTACATCATCTGACCAATTTTTAGGAGCTTCTAATTTGGATTCCGTAGAATTTTTAGACGCTTCTACATTGTCAGGGTTTTCTTCTGAATTTTCCGAATCTGATTGGTCATCTTCTTGTTCAGTAGCTAATTGATCCAAGTTGTCAGAGTCATCTTCGTCATTTTCAGGAGAAGTTTCTTGTTGTTCTGGTACTGTAATATCTTCAATAGTATCTTGTTGCGTTTCTTCAACAGGATTATCTTCTGATACTTCAGGTTCTTTTAGAGCTTCACCGATTGAACTTTCCAATACAGCATCTAAGCTCATTGGCTCATTTGCTGATTCCTGTATTTCAGGAGTGCTTTCTTCTGCCATGTTGTACCTTTCTTATTGTTGCCAATTATCAGGTTTTGCACTACCTGTGCGCTCACAACCTGACCAATCGTTACCAATTTGGCGAATACCATGTCGCCTTTCATGATTTCTTAGTGCTGAACGACTACCTATTACAGATTTATCGACAGGACTAACAAATTCTTCTATATCAGACATTACTTGTAAAGATTTACCACGTCTACGTTTATTTTTATTTTGGTATTCTTTACCACCTGACCAATTTATTTTGTCATAATTTTCTAAATAACTCATTCCATAGCCTTTTCTGCTAATTTAACGTCTGTATTTAATAAAGCTAAATCTTCTTTTAAAGTATTTCTTTCTCTTGAAAGTTCTGCTTCAGACTGTATTTTAGTCATTTCTGCACCAGATTTTGCTTGAATATCAGCTAATTTACCATCTTGTTTCATTTTTTCACGCATTAACTCACCTTGTATTTTAGCTTGTGCTATTTTTTCAGCTTCGCTAGGTTGTGGTGGTGCTTGCATTTGTTGCTGCATTTGCTGCATAATTTGTTGTTCAGTTTGATCTATTATTTCTTCAAAATCTCTACCAACTTTCCACGCTCCTACTAAAAATCTTAAAGATTGAAAAGCTATAGGTGTTAACATAGGATTAGCATTTGATATAGCTATTGCTTTTTCTAAATAACCGCCCATAGTTTGTAGAAATTCTATTCTAGTTTGTTTTTCTGCATTTTCATCAGCAAATACAGTAGAATCTGTTTCTACATCAATATTATACTCTCTTAATTTATCATCACGCATAATTTGCATCATTTCAGGAGTTACCTGTATATTTGTAATCGCCTGTAATACTTCTGGTTCGTAATGTTCTGCTACTATTTCAGCTTTTATTCTAAATAAATCTCTAATATAACGTTCAATTTCTTCTTGTCTT